ACTAAGATGGCTATGTCTGATGCACAATTAATGCATGCAGAAAAAATGGCTAGAGGCGAAGAATCTTACCAAGGCAAACTATTAGAAGCGAGACAAAACGATTATAAGGACGAATTTGTGCTCGTTATAATTTCAGCGCCTATCATTGTGTTAATGTGGGCAGTTATGTCGGACGATCCAACTGCGATGGAGAAGGTAAAGCTTTTCTTTGAATATTTTAACGAACTTCCAAAATGGTTTACAAATTTATGGGTGCTTGTAGTTGCGAGTATTTTTGGAATTAAAGGCACACAAATCTTCCGTAACGGTAAGAAATAACATTGCTTTCCATCTTGAAAAAGGATAAACACTTCTCATGATCAGAGGAGATAGTGACGAATACAATCTATTAGAAAAATGGTCAAAAGATTTTGACTGCCAAGGTCACTATTCTTGTGAAATTGGTGTAAGAGAGGGTAAGGGATCACAAATAATTATAGACAATGTAGTTAACAACTACTTTCACATTGGTGTAGATCCATATAACGATCTTAAATACAAACATTTTGACCACGATGAACATCTTTATTGGGAAAAAACTAAAGATGGAAGACCTCCTACTTATCCTAACTCTATGAGAGATCAAATGATTAAAGATTTTGCAGATTACACAAGAAGAGGTAAATATCATTTTGCAAATAAAACAGATACAGATTTTATGGATCATAATGAATACAAAAAAATGATATTTGCTTTTGTAATGTTTGATGGACCTCATACTACTAAAGATGTATTAAAAGAAGCTATTTGGTTTGCTGATCGATCAGCTAAAAATACTAGATTTGTATTTGATGACCACGAGTATTATAGAATGGATATTATATCTCATATATTAACTTACTGGAATTTTAAAACGATAGAATCTTCCACAAATAAAATTTTATTGGAGAAACATGGTTGATATTAATTACGGTATAGTTAAACGAGTAGCGAGTAAAAGAGTTGAGACTTTAAAAGATAACTTATTGCACTCTGTTGACAATATAGAAGATCTTCACTATATTAGAGGACAAATCAAGGGCATACAGTCCTTGCTACAGGATCTGAAAGACCTGCAGGAAAAACAACAGGAGCTAAATGACAAAGAACTTAGAGGTTTCGAAGAAGGAAATACCTAACCGTACCGAAGCACTACTAGACAACTATAAATCCAAAGATAAAATTGAAGAAACTAGACTTGATGCAAAAGCTGTTGAAGGTAATAAAGATCTTTTAGACAGGCTTCCATCACCAACTGGTTACAGACTTTTAGTTTTGCCTTACGCAGGGCCTGGAAAAACTAAAGGGGGTATTTATCTTTCAGAAACAACTCAAGACACAATACAGATGACAACCGTATGTGCATATGTATTGAAAGTTGGAGATCAGGCTTATAAAGATGAATCAAAATTTCCTAATGGACCTTGGTGTAAAAAAGGTGACTGGATAATTTTTGGACGTTACGCAGGGTCTAGATTTAAAATAGAAGGCGGAGAAGTTCGTATTCTAAACGATGACGAGATAATCGCTAAGGTTAATAACCCAGAGGATATCTTGCACGCATATTAATCACATACGCAAAAAACAGGAGCTACTATGGAAACAAACGAAGAAGTAAAAAAATCGCCAGAAGTTGAATTAGATACAGATGGCATTAAAGAACAATCAGTAGAAATCAAAGAAGAAAACGTTGAACCTATTGAATCTGAATTACCAAGGGAAGAAGTTGATTTAGGTTACACTAAACACGATGATAAACCTGAAGGTATTCAAAAAATAAAAGTTGAAGAAATAACAGAAGAAAAATCTGAAAAATCAAAACCTGATTTAGCGGATTATTCTGATTCTGTTAAGAAAAGAATTGATAAGCTAACTAGAAGATACAGAGAAGCTGAAAGAAAAGAAGAAGCAGCTGTAGATTATGCTAAAGGTGTTCAAAAAAAATTAGATGATCTTAATGGTAGGTTCGATAAGACTAGTAAAGGTTATGTAGAACAATATTCTGCTAGAGTTGAAGCAGAACAAGCTAAAGTAAAAGATCTTTTAAAAAATGCGATTGCTGAACAAGATGCAGATAAGATTGCAGAAGCTAATTCTAGAATGGCAACATTAGCAGTCGAAGCTGAAAAAGCTAAGATGTCAGCTAGTGAAGTAGAAGCTAGAACTTCTGCTAAAAAACAGACTCAAGAAACGCAAGCACCTCAAAGACCATCTTACCCAGAACCATCCCCTAGAGCAAAAGGTTGGGCGGAAAAGAATGAATGGTTTGGTACAGATAAGATTATGACAAGTGCTGCTTTTCAAACTCATCAAGATTTGTTAGACCAGGGGTTTGACGCAGAGAGCGATGAGTATTATAATGAGATAGACAAAGTTATGGTGGATAATTTTCCTCATAAATTTGGTCAAAAACAGGAGCAAAAGAAACCCGTCCAAACTGTTGCTTCTGCCCAAAGAAACCAAAGCGGACGCAAATCAGTGAAACTCACTCGTTCACAAATAGCTATTGCTAAAAAATTAGGAGTGCCACTAGAGGAGTACGCAAAATACGTGAAGGAGAATGCAAATGGATAACAAAGAAAACAAAAGAACCTCACGCGAGGCAGATAGTCGAAAAGCAAATATGCAAAAGACTAGCTGGACTCCACCATCCAGTTTGGATGCACCACCTGCCCCACAGGGTTTTAGCCATCGTTGGATAAGAATATCTGTGGCTGGTTTTGATGATACGGCTAACGTAACAAAAAAACTTAGAGAAGGTTGGGAATTTGTTAGAGCAGAAGAGATGAAAAATTCTCCTGATATACACAAATATCCAGTCGTTAAACAGGGACAATATGAAGGGTGTATAGGAATTGGAGGCCTTGTGTTGGCAAGGATACCTGAGGAGATCTTAATATCTCGCGCTGAGTATTTCAAAAGAATAACTCAAGATCAAATGAACGCGGTTGATAACGATTTGATGAAGGAACAACAACCCGAAATGCCGATCAATATTGATAGGCAAAGTAGAGTTACCTTTGGTGGTAGAAATAAAAGCTAATTATTTAGTAATGTCTACCCACGAATAAGTAACTATTAATTGTTAAAAATAAATAAAAAGGAAACAAACTATGGCAAACGTAAGTGAAAAGTTCGGTCTAAGACCGTACAGAAAACTAGACGGTACACCTTTAGTTGGAGCCCAAAACAGATATACGATAGCAAGCGGATACGCAACTGCGATATACCAAGGTGATTTAGTAGTACCAAAAGGTACTGGTAACATCGAAAGATATAGCGCTGCGAATGCTGCTGGACTATCTACAGCTGTTGTGGGTGTTTTTAACGGTTGTTTTTACACAGATCCTACTACTCAAAAGCCTACTTGGGGAAGTTATTACCCAGGTGGTATCGCTGCAAGCGATATCGTAGCTTTTATTGTAGATGACCCAGACGCGGTGTTCTTAGCAGATGCTGATGAAGCATTTACAAGAGCGGATCTTTACAAAAACTACGCTGTTACGAATACAACAGGTGTAACACAAACTGGGCTTTCAAAAACTCAGATCGATGTATCAAATTCAGGAACAACAGTATCTTTTGTACTACAAGCAATTGATATTTCACAGGATCCTAATAATTCTGATACAGCAACATCAAACGCTAATATCTTGGTGAGAATAAACCACCACCAATATAGAAGCAGAACAGGAATAGCATAATGGCCATATCACGAGCACAGCTAGTTAAAGAACTAGAACCAGGCCTGAATGCATTATTCGGTCTTGAATACAACAGATATGAAAACCAACACGCACAGGTTTTTCCATCTGAAACATCTGACAGAGCTTTTGAAGAAGAAGTAATGTTAAGCGGTTTCGCTTCTGCACCAACTAAACAAGAAGGTGCTGGAGTAGTGTTTGATACAGCAGGTGAAACTTTCACAGCTAGATACACGCACGAAACAATCGCTTTAGCATTTTCTATCACAGAAGAAGCTATCGAAGATAACTTGTACGACAGATTAGCAGCAAGATACACAAGAGCTCTTGCAAGATCTATGTCGAACACAAAACAAGTTAAAGCTGCAGCAGTTCTAAACAACGCGCAAGTAACAACAGTAACTGGTGGTGACGGAGTATCATTAATAAATGGTTCTCACCCATTAGCAACTGGCGGAACTTTCTCGAATGTTTTAGCAACAGCAGCTGACCTTAACGAAACATCATTGGAACAATCTTTGATTGATATCCAATCTTTCGTTGATGAAAGAGGACTAAAAATCGCCCTTAACGGTGTTAAAATGGTACTTCCAAAAGAATTACAATTTACAGCGGAAAGATTGATGAAGTCTCCTCAAAGAGTCGGCACTGCAGATAATGACATCAACGCAATAGCTAACATGGGAATGGTTCCTCAAGGTTATGTAGTTAATAACTTCTTAACTGACACAGACTCATTCTTCTTGTTAACTGATGCACCAAACGGTTTTAAACACTTCGTAAGAAGCCCGATTAAAACTGCTATGGAAGGTGACTTCGATACTGGAAACGTTAGATTTAAAGCTAGAGAAAGATACTCTTTTGGATTTTCTGATCCAAGATGTGTATTTGGTAACGGTAAATTACCTACAGCTTAATACTAATNATCAGTATTAAAATTTAAGGGGCGGTGTTCACATCGCCCCTTTTTTTATGTATAATGTAAAGACCTAGAATAAAAATNGGTGTGTAGACTGGCTGGGCAGACGCTATAGAGACTATACATCGCAAACTATAGAAAAGGAAATAATTATGGCAA